TTGGAGCTGAAATGCCAATGTCATCTGATCAAGTTATTTGGTCTGAGCAAAATAGATTACACGTTTCTTACGATACTTGTGAAATCAACTATGATGCTGGTGCTGCTGCAGGTTCACAAAACCAAATACTTATTACACTACCTGCTGGTAACACAACTTGTGCTATTAAAAAAGATCAGGTAATTGTGATTCAAGCTGCTTCTGGTGAAGTAACTGCTTTAGTTTTAGCTGAGCCAACTGTAGCTACAGTACAAGGTGAGGAAATTGCTACTGTTAACGTACAACCTTACCAAGGTGCTAATCTAACTGCTGCTCCACTTGGTGCTTCTGACGGTGACGATTGTGCTATTTTTGTTGTAGGTTCTGAGTATAACAAAGGATCTGAAACTGATATCGCAACGTTAGTACCTAAATTTACTCAATACGAAAACAAACCTCTTATCATTAGAGATCAGTTTGATGTAAATGGTTCTGACACTGCTCAAATTGGTTGGGTTGAAGTTGCTACTGAAGACGGAACATCAGGATACTTATGGTATTTAAAAGCTGAGTCTGAAACAAGACTACGTTTTGAAGACTATATGGAAATGATGATGATGGAAGCTCAAAAAGGAAGTGGTAATGCTCAATTAGGTGGTAGAAAAGGTTCTGAAGGATTCTTCGCTGCTGTAAAAGATAGAGGCCAAATCATGGATGGTTTTTCATCTACTAGTGGTGGTACTGGTGCTTTAGAAGATTTTGACGCTATACTTAAGCAACTTGATAAAGAAGGTTCTATTGAAGAAAACATGCTTTTCTTAGATAGAAACATGGCTTTAGCAATTGATGACATGTTAGCTGAGGTTAACGGATCATCTCAAGGTCCTAATACAGGTGGTGGAGCTGGTGCTTCTTTCGGTTTGTTTAACAACGAAGCTGAAATGGCATTAAATTTAGGTTTCTCTGGTTTCAGAAGAGGTTCTTATGACTTCTACAAAACTGACTGGAAATATCTAAACGATGCTTCTACTAGAGGTGTTTACAAAATGGCTGGATTAACTCCTGCTGGTGGTGAAAACATCACTGGTGCTTTAGTACCTGCTGGAACATCTACAGTATACGATCAAATCATGGGATCTAATATCAGACGTCCATTCTTGCACGTAAGATATAGAGCTAATGAAGTAGAAGATAGAAGAATGAAGTCTTGGATGACTGGTTCTGTTGGTGGTGCTGCTA